TATTTGTGAAAAAGTTGAAAAAATAGTAGATGCTGGGTTGAAGGATGTCTATGATTTAGCTATTGAAGAAGACCATTCATATGTGGCAAACGGATTTATTTCACATAATAGTTTATACATGAAGCAACAGGTAGAAGATTTAGGAATAGAGTCAGAACTTTTATCAACTGACAGGACGGATGAGATTCCAGTAGCCGCCAAGAGAGCTTTTGTTGAAAATAGGGTTGAATATCCTTATTGTAGGATATTATGCTCAGAAGCTAAGAAATTAAAATATCTAAAGGGTAAAAAGGTAGACCATCCAGAAAAAGGCTCAAAAGACATATGGGATTCCACTGCATGCACGATTCATAGCTGTGAAAGATTCTCATTGAGTACGGGTAGTTTTACCGACCTCACACCCGAAGAGGACTAATCCATGAAGAGAAATATCGTTACACGAAAAACTTTGACTGTCAATGACAGGACAAAGAGTTCTTCGGGCTTTGTTTATGATACATCCAACAACAGCTATTTAGTTCCAGAATATGTCAAGTTGTCGGATGATGACGCTATGACATTATTTCGTGGAAACGAGTGGGTCAATGCTGTTGTTAATAGAATAATCGATGATTGCATCAAGATAAGGCCCAAGGTGCTTCCTAAGCAACAGGACATGGAATTGCGCCCACGGCACAGGCGAATAATTGAGTCGATAGATGCTTTCTTTTCCGCTCCAAACCCCAACAAAGAATCGTTTACCGATTTGCGCGAAAAGTTCATAAAGGACATGCTTGTTGTTGGTCGGGGGACGATGGAAAAAGTATTTTTTGGTTTAGTTCTTGGTGAATTATATGTTCTCAAAGCATCTTCCGTAGATGTTAAGGCAGACAGTCATGGTACTATCCCCGATAAAAGGGCATATGTGCAAACCTCCCCGCAGGGCAAAGAAATATGGTTTGACAAGAATGAGATAATTTGGGGAATATTTAGGCAAGTAAGCGGAAGCTACTATGGTGAAAAGCCGCTGGATACTTTGGCCAATGCCGTTGCTTCTGACATACTCCGTGCGACATTCAACAGCAATTACTTCTTAAACGGTGCAGAGGCGGGTGGAATCATTGGGCTTGAGGGGATGGGTAAGACAGAGCTTGAGAGGTTCAAGCAGTATTACCGTGACAATCACAAGGGCGTTAGAAATGTTCATCGTATGCTGGCCGTCAATGTGCCGATAAAGATGATTAAGACGGCGGTTACGAACAGAGACATGGAATTTTCAGAGTACGGCAAAGAGTTGAAGCAAAAGATTTATGCTGTTTATCATATGCAACCTTTCATCATGGGTGATATAAGCGCGACCACTGGCAAGCTTAATTCTACCGAACAGAATCAAGTGTACAAGGATGGCGCAATCAAGCCGATATTGATGAAAGAAGCAGAAGTGTACACCAAGGAAATACTTGAGAATGGCTTTGGTGTAACTGACTTGATGATTGGCTTTGAAGGGATTGACTTGGCCGATACCGCCAAACAGGCTGACATAGACAGAAATGATATTGATGCTGGTGTTCTGACTATCAACGAGGTCAGAAAACGGCGTGGTCTACAACCTGTTCCATGGGGAAATACCCCTGTCAATCTGCTTCCTGGTGGTTCACAGATAGACCCTGAAACTGGTAGGCTTGTCCCTCCCAGTGAACAGGGTAATGAGAATGGGAAAGATGATAAACCGAGTGCCACTAAGCCGAAAAAGAGATACCATAGAAAATCCTACCAAGATGAAGAGGAAGATTAAAATGAAAAAGACGTTGCTTACAAATCAGAAGCAGATAGAGCGTTTTTTCAATAGAATTGGTGTCGATTACGATGGCGGTTTCAAGTATTATTGCGGACAAGACCTTTTTGTTCACTCAAAGAGTGGCAAAGATGATGCTAAAAAATATAAGATAAAAGAAGATGATAGGGTGGTTGAAGGCTATGCCACGACCCCCAATGTCGATTGGGTCAAGGATTCTGTTACAATGGATGCCATCAAGGATGCGGCGAAGCATCTTCTCAAGAAGGGAACCAATACGGTATTTTTCAATCACGACCAGAACATGCCTGTTGGCAAGGTCATTAATGCAATGGTGGACAAGGTTGGCCTTTTCATCACGGTCATCATATCAAAGGCCAAGGATGTCGAGGATATTTGGACTAAGGTAAAAGAAGAAATAATTGGCAGTTTTTCAATTCGTTTTATTACCAAGGCTGTTGAAGTAGTTAGAAATAACGCCGGGGAGATTGTGCGATGGGATATTAAGAAGATTCAGATTCTGGAAGTTTCCTTGGCACCGTTGCCAATGAATTCAACGGCAAACATAACCAATGTAAGCGGTAAGTCCATGAAAGATTTAGGCAAGAGCAATTCTAACATCAAAAACAGGAGTAAAGGGATGAAGAAGACCGACACCAAGAGCGGAGCCATCACCGAGATGGTGAAAGAGCTTGTCAAGGACGCTTTCGAAGAGAACCGTAAGGCTCTCGTCGATGATATCAAGAGCCTACTTCCTAAGACCAAGGAAGATGTTGAGAAGGAAACTGTGGCAGAGGCGAAGGCCAGTGCCAAGAAGGAAGCCAAGGCTAAGGCCAAGGCTGATAAGGAAAAGGACGAAAAGCTCAAGGCTCTTGAGGCCGAGGTCAAAAAGCTGAAGGGTGATGACAAGGACGAGGACGAGGACGAGGACGAGGCCAAAAAACAGGTCAAGAGCAAGAAGAAGAGTGAACAGGAAGAGAATGAGGGCAATGAGGACGATGGCGAAGTCAAGAAGGCTCTGAAGAACATCGAGGACGAGGCGACTTGCATCTTTGTTCTCAAGGCGATGGATAGCGAAGACATCTACTATCCTCTGACTGATTCTGAGAAAGATAAGGTCAAGCAGTTGTACTTCCAGATGTTGAAGTCGGAAAAGAAAATCTGACGCAACAAAACCAAAATTCAAAGAAAGGAATTACTTAGATGAACGCTATCCAGAAAGCCCTGTCGGTCGCCGGAACTGGTAGCCTTGAAAGCTACCTGCCCCTCCCGTTGGCGATGGAAGTCATTGCCTATGTTCGCGAACTCAACATGATGCGCCGCCATCTGAAGTCGTTCGTGCAACGTAGCCGCACTTGGACGAAGCCCCGCAAGGACGGTGCGCTGTCGGCCTATCACGTTCCGGACGGTACCACCGCCACGCTGTCAAGCTACAGCACTTCTCAAGTGCAGTGGATTGCCAAGAAGCTGATGGGCTTCACGATGGTTGATGAAGAGGCTGTTGAGGATTCACAGCCCGATGTCATCAACCAAGTCCTTCAGGACTTTGCCGAGGCGATTGCGGAAGCCGAAGAAATGGCGATGATTGACGGCGACCCGACCCACACAGCTACCGCCCCCACCCCCGCCGCCGCCACTGCTGGAAACTGGTATGTGTTCGACCCACGCCTCATTTTTGAGGGCATTTTCCCAGTGTCGATTACTGCCGATGCTTCGACACCGGTTGCCGCTGGTGGTGCCAGCCTCGACCTTGACATGGTGAACGAAGCCATCTACAACCTTGGCAAGTATGGCCGGAACCGGAACAAGATTATCGGTTTCCTGCCGTCCGTGCAAGCCGCCAAGGTTCGTGAGAACTCCGCTGTGTTCAAGGACGCTTCCATTTCCGGCCTTGCGCTTTCGAGTGCGATTACCGGACTTGGTGCGGCTGGTGAACTGGATGGGCTGGTTGCGGTCATCTACGGTGTGCGCTTCTACGAGACTCCGCAAGCCGCCGCCACCGACCAAATCGTCCTGTTGGACAAGAACGCTCCGGCGATTGGCGACCGGCGCATGATTAAGTTCAAGTCCACCGAGGTCATCGAAGCCGACCAGCGGAAGTACGTTGTGAGCGAACGCATTTCCTTCAACTACAACTACCGGAAAGCTCTTGTCGCCATCGACAACCTGAACGATACCCTGTAAGCGGTAGTTACGAGAAAACTGTTAGGGGTCAGAGGAAACTCTGACCCCTAACTTTTTGGTGTATGATGGAAATGAACTATGATGGGATAGTAGTTACAATAGAAGTTGTAAGCAAAAATATAGCAAATACTAATTTGTTCTTAGACAATGTGCCTAGC